CAAAAGGCGATGTTAATCGCCCTGATCGTCATCTGTTTAACCGTCATAGTGACGGCACTGGTAACGAGGAAAGACCTCTGCGAGGTACGAATCCGAACCGGCCAGACGGAGGTCGCTGTCTTCGTAGACTACGAATCTAGAGAGTAAGAGTGACCAGGCGGGAGAGAAATCTCCCGCCACCTCTGATGAGTCAGGCATCCTCAACGCACCCGCACTTAACCAGCTTTGGCGGGTATATTTTATTTGTGAATATTTTTATAAAAATAATGCCCACGCACAGCATAAAACAAAAAGTATTACAGATAAAAAAGGAACGTAATGTGCAGATTTGTTGTTTTCCATATTTACTCACCTTAATATGATTAATCCTGATAGGGTTGTTATTTCAGCGGTTTTCAAATGAGATATTATGGTGATTTGGCAGATTTGCATAACATTAAAATTTAATTTGTTTAACCGCTTTTAATAATAAGCGTTGTTTTTATCCCAGCAATCTGTTGTTTGGTTTTTATTCCATCAATGTGGGGGCTTTACACTGGAATCAGTTTATTTATACTTTATACGTCAGCCTGAACAACTGGCATCTGCTGCACTGCGCCATCGAGAGATTGAGAAATGGCGCATATACAACTGGTCAAACAAACCTCTTCTGGTTTACTTCTCCCGGCGACGCCGGAGAGTTGCGATTTTCTGCATCAAATCAAAATAGGTGAGTGGATACACGCAGACTTTAAGCGTGTGCGTAACTACGCATTCCACAAGCGTTTTTTCAAACTCCTGCAACTGGGATTCGATTACTGGACTCCGGTCGGTGGGGCGATCACGCCTCGCGAACGAGAACTGCTGTCTGGTTTCGTGGATTACCTGTGCGAATCAGTTGGTCGGGAACACACACCAGCCCTGAGTGATGCCGCAGAGCAATACCTTAACACCGTTGCGACTCGCAGAACCCGGGATACGGCCTTACTCAAGTCATTTGACGCTTTTCGCGAATGGATAACCATTCAGGCCGGATTTTACACCGAGCATTTTTATCCGGACGGTAGCCGTGGACGCCGGGCGAAATCCATCGCTTTTGCGAATATGGACGAAACCGAGTTTCAGCAGGTTTATAAATCTGTACTGAATGTGCTGTGGAACTGGATCCTGTTCCGTAAATTTTCCTCTCCGGAGGAAGTCGAAAATGTGGTCGCACAGTTACTGGAGTTTGCGTAATGGTGGATTTACGTAAAGCGGCGCGGGGGCAGATGTGCACCATCAGAATTCCTGGCTACTGCAATCACAATCCCGAAACTTCTGTGCTGGCGCATTACCGACTGGCGGGGACGTGCGGAACAGCGACAAAACCACACGATATGCAGGCAGCGATTGCCTGTAGATCGTGCCACGATTTAATCGACGGGCGGGTAAAAACCAGTGATTACACCAAAGAAGAATTACGCCTGATGCATGCAGAAGGTGTTTTTCGCACACAAGAAATCTGGAGAAAGGAGGGATATTTATGATTTACCCAACGAATACAGGAAAAAGCGGAGAACACCTTCGTCTCACTACGCTGGAAAGTGTCTGGATTCAGGGAAAACTACGTATGTGGGGGCGCTGGTCATATATTGGTGGTGGCAGGTCAGGAAATATGTTCAATCAGTTGTTGGCATCCAAAAAATTGACGAAAACAGCCATCAATGAAGCCCTGCGCAGAATGAAAAAAGCGGGAATAGAGAAACCTGAGCTGGAAGCGTTTTTGCGAGAGATGATCAATGGTAAGCAAAAGAGCTGGCTGGCGCATTGTACTGATGCAGAGGCGTTATGTATTGATCGGGTTATAAGTGAGGTGCTGGCAGAACACCCAGGATTGATTTGTATCCTCCGGCAACGATATGAAGGGCGGGGGATGACTAAGCGAAAAATGGCTGAATTGCTGAATGATTCACACCCTGAGTGGTGTTACGCCACGTGCCGTAATCGCATAGATGCGTGGTTGAAAATGGCAGAGTTTATGCTCTATCTGCCGATGCGTGATGCATTCTCTTCCGGGGATCTAAAAACCGTCTGTTGACTCAATCTGTTATCCGGGGCTATATTCCTCACGCGCCAGCAAAATCTGGCGTCGGGATTGGCGTCCTGGATAGAGACCGCGACAGATACACGCCGCGAGCGTGTTTTTTATTGTCGTATGCACGCGCACATCTGAATTATGGTGGGCTGTGTGGGGGCGGAGAGATCCGCGCCGGTCGGTTTCCCGGTTACGCCAACCCTGCACAGTTCACCACCAGACGATTGGCGTCGTCGGTGGTGAGTTATTAAGAAACCACCAGAGGGCGTCATTATGACAACTCAAATTTCTGTTGAAACTCTCTCCCCGATCACCCATAACCAGATTCCTGTTATTACCACCGAACTTTTGGCGCAGCTTTACGGCACTGAGCCGGTGCGTATTCGCCAGAATCATCATGAGAACAAAGTACGCTTCGTTGAAGGGAAACACTTTTTCAAAGTTGTTGGTAATGACCTTAAAGAATTGCGGGTAGCTTTAAACTACTCACAAAATTTGCGGGTTACTTTAAGTAACTCACAAAATTTGCAACCATCTTTAAGAGGGTTACAAATTTCCCCGAAAGCCCGCTCCCTCATACTCTGGACAGAACGCGGAGCAGCCCGTCATGCCAAAATGCTCGAAACCGATCAGGCGTGGGATGTGTTCGAAAGACTGGAAGACTGCTATTTCAGACAAAAGGATCCGTCAGCGCCAGTTTCATGCCAGAAAAGTTACGACACGCGAGTTCTCTGTTATCAGCAAGGCGGTGTCACTGTTTCCACAATTCAGTTGCGGGATGATGATATTGTTATTTCCCTTGAGTCATGGCTGGAACTGGCGAGAGCCAATGGTTGGTTTGTTGTTCGCAGAGATAAACTGGTGGAAAGGCTGATGCAGCTTTAAAAAAGTTCTTGCAATTTTAGCCATAAACTGCTTCAATTCCAGTACGCTTCGCAAAGCTGTATCGCGAGGCGAATCAAGCGCATGAACTTTACCAGAACCCGCCATTGAGCGGGTTTTGTTGTTTCTGGAGAACACCCATGAAATTTTATGAATTATCTTCTGATTCCCGATCTCAGGCCAAAATCACACTGGGTCAGTTCATTGTGGCTCGGGCTAACCCGGGGGTGGATGATTTTGAAAATTTGGGGCATTGCATCGCTGCCGCGTTTATTGCGATGGAGCGCTATGAAAGCGCCCCTGAGGTTGGTGAGGGGCGTAGCGGGAACGGAATACCCGTTAATGGCGATCAAAACTCACTTCTTGATTAAATGCCATGAGCGATCTGCCGCTTGAGTGACTAGCACCCGAGGGTTCTTTTTTATTGTCCCAGCGATGGCTACAACTTCTTCTCGGACTGCGCGAGCAGATGCGTTTTTTTCGGCTGTGTACTCAGCGTCTGGAAGATAAAACCAGTTTCCTGCTCCATCTTGAATTTCGCGAAAGTATCTTCGGGATTCCATCGCCTCATGAAGGCGAGCGTAGTCATCGGATGATGCACCCACAAGCTCAACGCGGACAGTAAAACTAGCCATATATACTCCTTTAATTGATATGGTTACTTTTGGCGATTTAACGATATCAAACACGAGGATATACCGCCAGAAGCTTAATCTGGTACTCCATCTGGCCCTGGCATGTCCCGGGGCTTTTTCGTTGTTAGGCTCCGGAAACATCCTCGACTTCTTGTGAGCAAGCCAGAGAGCCTGAATCTTACATTTAGCACCATCCGAACTTTCGGAGGTGAGGCTTATGAAAATGCACAATGTCCCTCATTCCTGGCCTGACTTACTGGAACTCTTACAAAGTTGGTGGCGTGGAGACACACCGCTGGGCGCAGTGATTATGTCGATCGTTATGGCTGGTTTGCGCATCGCCTATTTTGGCGGTGGTGGTGGCTGGAAGCGAAAAACGCTCGAGATTTTGCTATGTGGTGCTCTGACGCTGACCTTTGCATCCGCTCTTGAGTATGTCGGATGGCCTAAATCGCTTTCTGTTGCCATTGGTGGTGGCGTGGGGCTGATCGGTGTCGATGCTATTCGTGGGGCTGCAATGCGAGTAATCGGTAACAAATTTGGTAG